TTATTTGGTAGTGCTGCATAAGCTGATCTATCTATTTTACTTAGTGTTGTATCAACAGGAGCTGTTGCATCACTATTATTTCTTACATATGCTTCTAATACATCATTAATATCATTTGGAAAATTTGATGCATCGCTTGCATAATTATATTCTGCTTGACCTTGAACTAAAGGAATAGTTGCTTGTTTAACTTTCCAAAGATGTATTCCTCTATTACCCCATTCAGATAATAAAATATTTAAAGAACGTCTTGCACCTTTTAAATGATAACCAGTACGACTACCACCTACTCCAGCTCTTTCATAAGCTTCTTCAATTATTTCATCGATCTCTAAATCGAATGATGTTGTACCAGAGGTAGCCATCTGTCCTCCTATTTATCTATAAATAATGTAACTGTTAATGCACTACTATTTGCTGTTACACCAATTCCATCAACAATTGCTGTTCCATTAGTTGAAGCATATAATACTCCATCTTCAGGAATATTTAAAGTTTCAGTTGCACCTGCACCAACAGATATTGGAATATATACACCTGTGTTAGTTGAAGAACTAACAGTTGTTGCATCAGCCAATCCATTAATAATACAAGATCCTGAACTTCCAGTTGATTGAACCATATATCCTCTTAATCTTGTTCTACCTGTGAATAGAACTGCATCAGTAGAAGATGATGCTACTACAACTGGTTTTACGTCTGATTTGTAACTCATAAATTTTATCTCCTAAATTTTAGGAGCACCCGAAGGTGCCCCATAAATTATTATTCGCTTGGTTTGCCGTTATCTTCAACTGTGTAGTAAATAGTTACTAAAGTAGTTGATGATAATGTAGAAGATGCAACACCTGCACCGTAGACAGTTGAATTACCATCTAATACAGTATTAGTTGCAGTTCCTAGTTCACCATTAACTTTTCCAGATTGGAAACCGTTAGCACTTAATGCAGATGCAAGAGTAGTTGTTCCTGCGCCTGTAGTTGTAGTGCCTAAGTTAAGTGTTTTGTCAGCTGCACCAGTTGCATTGTGTGTTACATCCATAATTCTAGCATTGTCTGGTAGAATTACAGCGCCACCGTCAATTCCTGTTACTGCTGCATAAGTTGAAGTAGATCCATCAACGACACATTCAGCTGCAAGTACAACTGTTCCTGGGAACGTTGCGCTTTTATCTTGGCCACCGTGTGATCTTACAACACCTTGAAAGGTAGTATTTGCCATAGTGTTATCCTCCTAGTTATATTGATACAGTCTCTAGGCAGTCGACTATACGCGTCTGTACCGATTATTTATGTATAGTGGTTAAATTATATATTAATTTTTAGTAGAGTGCAAGAGGGCCTACGGTGCGGAGTGGAATTTTTCCAACGATGTAGCTTTTTCTTTAAGAAGCTACTGAAACTTGGGGAGCTACTTCATTAACCTTATTATCTAAATGAGCAGCTTTTGCTTCTGCCATTTTAATATGGTTAATCACTTCTCTTACCTTATGGTCTATTTTGACCATATTAAGGGTATATCTACCCTCGTTAAGATGCTCCTGCTCCCATTGTAGATCCAATACTTTTTTCTGTTTGTATAGATCCTGCAGATGTTTTTGCATCATTTATAACCTCCTCATAGGTTATTCTATTTAACTCAGAAGAATAATTGCTTCCGAGATATTCCCACTTTACACTACTTTCTCCTACTTTGTCAACTATTGCTTTTTCGAGAGAAATTGGGTTGTCTTCACATTCAACTTCGAATTTACCGTGATGGTCATAAGCCCAAATGTTTACTAGGAATTTTTTCATAACTACACCTTTTATTTTCAAATTGAGGCGGAATTGTGTTCCGCCTCAAAATTTCTATTTATTATGCGCCTGGTGATCCGAAGATACCTCTAGCATCAGAGAATCCAAAAGAATATCTCTCTCTAGCTTTGTATCTTACGTTACCAGTATCGAAGTCACCTTCCATTGAAGTTTTGATAGGTGATCTTACGAACATTTTCATACCGTTTGGCACGTCAGTTTTGATGAAGAACGCATCTGTATCAGTTAAGTAGTGGTTTACTACATAACCTTGTGGGATCATACCCATAGATGCAATTGCGTTTACATCGTTATCTGCTGTACCAACTCTTCCAGAAGATTTCATTAATCTTTCCGCTGTGAATTGTAATTCACTTGGGATGATTAACTTCATTCCTCTAGCAGCAACTTTTAAACCTCTTTCGTCCGTGAACGCAGCAATGTCGATTAGAGATTGCTCTAAAGAAGTTTCGTTTAAGTCAGCAGAAGTTGCTAACTCATTCGAGTAAGTTCCCGCGATAGTTGGGTGCACTGCAGAACAAAGTTCTACACCGTCTCCACCTAGGAAGTTAGTATTAAACGCATTGTTTAATACGTTTGCAGCTTTAACTTGCTTAGTGTTAGCCATAGATCTTGCTAACGCTTTTGTATATCTAGACGCAAGTCTGTCATACAAATTGTCCTCGATTGCTTCTTCAGTAATCGCGAACGCTAAAGCTACTGTTTCGTGAGTGTAACGAGCAGTGTAAGTTTCCTGAGCGTTGTCATATGATACGCCTGATCCTTCTGGTTTAACAGAAGCATTAGCGAAGCCAGATAACATCACTTCTTCTTCGAAAGCTCTATCAGAATTTTCTGTATCGAAAATTTCTGCGTGCTCGTTCTCATATCTTTTATATTCCAGGCCAAATAAAGCATTTAAACCTGGCTCTAGTTCTTTAACTAGTTGTTGTCTTGATATCGCCATAGTTATTTCTCCTTATTAGATACCTGTAGTTGATTTTAAGAAGTGTTCGTTGATTGTAACGATACAGTTCACGTTGTCAGCACCTGCTTCATCATTTTCAATGTCTTTTGAAAAGCCAATTAATCTTAATTGAGCAGTTGTTGTTACAAGTGAAGTATCATCCAACTCAGCTTTTGACACTCCGTTAATAGTACTTCCTGTAGCATAGACAATATCAGCATTCATTCCAATGTCTGATCTCTCTGTGTCTGCAGAAGACTGGATTTCGAATCTTGCATACGGATCATCGTATACAAAAGCATCGATAGTCTCACCAGTACCTACGTCTGTTTGTGTGTAAAAGTTTGCGAACTTTGGTTTGCCAGTCGAAGGATCTTTCGAAATGAAAGTTCCCCAGAAGACACCCAATGCAGTATCACCAGCATCAGCTTTGTCAACATATCCTGTAGCTGCCATTTTTACCAAGTCACCTTGGAAAATAGAAGTACTAGAATTGTCAGCAATCTCATACTGAGACATACCTTGGTTGTCAGCGTTTTGACCAACTTTACCAACAGGTCTCAAACCGAAAGCAGCATCTTGATTTGCCATAGTTTTTTCTCCTTAGTTAAGTTGATCGGTAGTCTTAGAAATTACCAAAAGATTATTTCTTTGAACCACCGAAGGTTACACGAGTTTGTCGATCGCTGTCGATCGGCATACTTGGATGCTGTTCCTTCATAAGATCGTTATTAATAGCATCGTCTCGATCTTTAGTTTGCTGATTGTAATAATCAGCACGAGCTTTTGCGATCTCTTCCGGTATCCTAGCCAGCAATAGGCCGCCAACCCCTATGACTCCTGCATATTTGCCTTCTTTAACAGTTGGATAGTCAGTTTCAGGATATTGGTCTGCTCTCACGAGTTCCCATCCTGATCTGATTTTGCCTGACATATTCTTCGTATCATCGAAGCCCATAGTCTCGGCTCTTATCCATCTGTGTCTGAATCCATCAGGCGCAGGTGGTGCATCAAGTGATGACGGGGGAGTCCAAGTTTGAGGTCTTTTAGACTTCTCTCTTGACTGACTCGCGCGTGAAGCTTTTGTGTTTATATCTTTTTCCATACGCTTATGCCTCCTTCGCGGTTAATTGTTTTGCGTACTCTTCGAGTGGCACACCTAATCTTTTAGCAATTGCTACCTGTGAAGGTGTGAGCTTGACAGTTTTTCTGCGTCCTGTTGCGCTCGGACGTTTAGCGGATGCTACAGTCTGAGCAGGTCTTGCTCTTTCTGCAGTATTGTTCTCAACCTTATCAAATTTATGGGGGAATTCAAGTCTTATTCTCTTGTCTATTTCCGCATAATATTCATCAGATTGAGCATCAAAACCTTCTTCTTCAGTTAGCTTTTTATGCAAATCAAAAGCAGTATAAGTCATCGCTGAATCAGTACCAAACCAAGTATTTTTAGCAGCCCAAGCTTCAGCTTTAGGATCTGCTTGAGGTTGTCTATTACTTTGAACATTTTGTTGTGGAGTAATATTAACTTCTTTTTGTTGAGTTGGTTGTTCCGCTTGAGATGATTTAAGATTATTTAATCTTGCTTCATCCATAGTCAAAGTAGCTATTTGTTGCTGAGCTGCAATTTGACCATCAACATCTTGTGATTCAATTGCACTTTTCAAAGCTTGTTTAGCTGCTGCTAAACTATTTTTTACTCTGCTTTCAAATTCACTAACGTAAGATTTATCCAGTTTAGAAAATCTACCTTCTAAACTTTCTTTTTCTCTTTTAGTGGCTTGAGCAAAAGCAATAGCTTCTTCTTTTTGTCTTTCTGCTTCTCGCATTTTACGAGTTAGTTTAGCAATTCGTTTTTGAACGCTTTCGCTATATTGTTTTAACTCGTCTTCTTTTTCATCTTTTTTTTCATCTGAGCTAGCTTGAATATCAGACTGCTCATCAGATTTCTCAGATGTGTTATCGGACTCACTATTGTCCTCTTCAACAACTTCAAGTTTTTCATTCTCATTCTCCTTTGCTTGCTCATTGTCTTGATCTAAATTAATTTCAGCGCCTTCAGTTTCGCCGACATCAACTAGATTTTCTTTTGTTTCTTCTTGTTGCATAGTGCCTTCCTATGTTAAATGTGATGCAATACAGATTCAGGATCTTTAATAGTTCCTAAAACTTCATCATCGTTTAGTATTCGCACTTCTCCACCTTCAATAGGTAATCTTGATCCTGCATATCTTGCAAAGATTACCCAATCTCCTTTTTTACACCAAGGCCCTGATGAAAATTTATCTTTATCTTCATAAGCTAATGGCCCTAACTTTAAAACATAACCACAGTTCACTGCGATTCTAAGTTTATCTAAAGTTTCTTGTGCAATTAAAATTCCACCCTTAGTTTTTTCTTTTGGGGTAAATGGTAAAACTAATAATCTATATCCAGAAGGATCTGGTAATTCATCTACAATTGAATCCACATTTGTTTCATCAATTCTTTTTTTATCTTCTTCTTTTTTTTCTGATTCGTATTTGTCTAATAACGCTGACTTATTCTTCGGTATTTCCTTTTCCGAATTCGATGACGTTAGTATTGTCTCGTTGCTCATCTTTTTGCTCCTTATTTTCTAGCAGGTTAGAGATTTCCTGTAATGTTAATTGTATGGCGTGTGCCTGTCCTAGTAAATACTTGTATTTTTCCATATTGTCAACCCCACCACCAATCATACTATCTCCTATAGATTGAAGGTGATTTTTCAAATGTTTTTGTAGTTTAGATATTACTATTATTGGATCCACTCTCTTCTCCTTTTTGTTATTTTTTCTTTTTCTTCTTTGTAAATAAACTATCTATTTTTTCAAATACATCATCTATTAAAG